ACATGTACCCATTGGGCGCCTTTTGAACCAATAGTGTTTTTGTCGTACACACGCCATTCGTCACGGTCACAGCGGTACCCAGCGCCCCAGCCTTTGGCGTTGTTTTTATAGGTGCCGGCATAATCGTGGATTTCCTCAATACACAAAATGTCTCTGTGGGTGTATAGGAAGTCAATCAGTTTGAACCGTTGTTCAGGGGTGCCTTTGAGGTCTACGGCCCGCCAGGTGGCGTGTACTGACTTTTTTGGTGGGGTTGTCCCAACCATGTTTCGGTCATTAAAAATGCCCAGATTGGTGACACCGAAAAGGTAACAGCAATAATCCACAAACACTTTGGTGCCTTCACGCTTAGCGGCGTGTACGGCGTCTTTGTTGCCGGTATACGGTCTACTGGTCATTTTCTTTTTCTCCCTTGTCTCGAAGCCCGTTGCTTGCCAGGATTCCCGATAAAGCCCCTGTCAAAAACAACATCATGGGGCTAAGTAATGTCCAAGCGCTTTCATCATTCGGTGATACTTCTAAAGGCTGTACTACAAACAGCAGGCCGTATAAAAGTGAGGCCGTACTTAAAACAAAAGTTAATGACAGCGTTATGCCTACAATCAAAATGAGTCGGGCTTTAATTTCACTATTAGTTAAGCGTTTCATTGTTGGCACCTGGTCGCTGTTGGGTTGCTATCACAGTTTTCACGGGTTCTGTCGCTACAACTAGTAACAACAAACATTAAGGCCACAGCCAAAAGCGCGACGATGGCTAGCGTTTTCATGGTGTTGTCGGGTCAATCGGGTTAGGCGGTCTGATCGGGTCGGGTTGAGGGTCGGTCAGTTCGCAGTCAGTACCACATTCGCCACATTGGACTTCTGTCGGGTCACCGTAAAAGTTGTATGGGATGTCGTATTGTCCGCAGGGCTGGTTTTTGCAGGTTGCTGTAATCATCGTTAAGCCAATCTTGTCGTAAATTCAAAAGAGACATTACTGTCTGACGCAAAAGCGACAGGTACGCCCGGCTCAACATTTCTTACCGAAGGGTAAGTGCCACTACTTAGCCAAGTTTGGATTGCGACTGCTGTTGAACTTGCGACAGAAACAATGCCCAAAGTAGGAAAAACACCTACTTTTGTAATGTTTGCTTGACCGATTACTTCTTGTGAAGCCGTGTTTTGTGTCAACGACGCAGGAAGGGTCATCTGCAAATTACTTGTTAAAGACGAAGTAGAACCAAAGTCAAAATAAACTCTTACAAAAAGAATCTTATTGAACTTTGAATATGCCGCCGAAACGACACCGTTACCGACTGTTAAATTTGTCCAAGACGGGGTAAACGATGTCCAAGCGCCCGCCGCATTTAATTCTGCCGCAGTGAGCACACTGCCCGATGTGAATGTTCCAAATTCTGCCATAATGTTTCTCCTTTACCAGCCGAGTCGACTGGTGTCCAAAATACCTAAAACTGACGAATTAAGCGTAAAAAATTGGTAGTAACTCAACGGACTAAAAGATAGTTCATAACTGGTTTGTTCAGGCGTAATGTTGATAGTCCAACCTTCTAAAACAACATTGACTGTTGTATCGGAACCAGCGGCCGGTACACGGTAAGCAAGACTAAAAGCGATACCAGGGAAGTTTGCTAGAAATGTGGTGTACGCCGATGAGTTTTGCATACGGTCGGTAAACCCTATTTTGAAGCGTAAATTTGTGGTATTTGAAAAGGTGTTGACAATCCAATCGCCGTTGCCTTGTGCCTGGGTTGCGTTGTAGTCGACTGTAGAAGAGTTATAAAAGGCTTCACCATAAGCGGTTACTGAAGCCGTGTTAGTCCTGGTTTCGCTAGACAAACCCAAAGGCGAAATGGTGGCCGTGTTAATAAAAGTGACGCCGTTTTGGATTCGTTCAAAAGTTTTGTAGGCAATAACTGTTGAAGCAGTATTGCGACCGAAACTAAACGCTGTTGTTAGTTGGTTATATATTGACCCCCTACTAACAGGTTGCACGGTTTGGGCAGTCAAACTTGTAAAGGCCTTACCTGTTCTCAGCAGTCCCCTTTCGGTTGCCTGCAAAAAGTTTAGTTGGTTTAAGACTGTGCCGGTGTATGTTTGGGCCGAAGCAACCGAAGAACCGAGACCATAAAAACCGCTGTAAACATATAGAACATCAGCAGGTAACGGGTCGGTGTTAAACGCTTCCATTTGAAGCGTTGTTATTAACTGGTTTAACACTTGTGCCGTTGCCTGATATCTGCCCGTTCGACTTAACGGGTCAACACAAAAAATGGTGGCTGTGCTTAGTCCTGTGTTTCCTGGGTGGTCATTAAATGTTATTTGTTGTACAGCGAAAGTGTCTCTAAATCCTGCCGTAGTACTTGAGTTATAAACGAAAATTGTGTCGTTGAAATTGAAACTGTTAGCCAAATTACTGTTGTTGTTAATCGTTATTGACAGTGAACCGCCGCCGTAGTTGTCTAAGTACTTTTCCCTTCCTTGCGTAATAGACGCCGAAAGAATATTGCTAGTGATGTCAGTAGTTCCGTTTAAAAGAAATACCCAAGGCGTTGTCGGCATTACATTGACCTGGTGTTAATTGGCACGGGGCCTGACTGGTAAACATAGTTTTGTAGTGCTCTAACAATGGCCTGGCTTATTTCTTGTGATGTTGATATGCCGCCGTTGACATTGACAGTTATACCGCCACCCATACCGCCCATTTTTGATAATGGGATAACGGCTTCGGGGCCTGCTTCACCAATCATCGCCAAGGTTGGGCCTGTTACTATGCCACCTTCGGCAAGCATGGGGATATCAGGTACATCGAATCCGCTACCGCCAATGCCAGGCACCCAACTAGGAACTTTAAAAGACAGTTTGCCTATGGTGTTATTCCACAGACTTGCCACAGCCCTAAAGGCCGCTTTAAACGGTGCTGAAATGACATCGGCAACAAACCCCATAGTTGCTTTAATTCCGTTATAAATCAGGCTGAATACGCCCATAATGTCATCTTTGAACTTGACCACAAACGCTATAGCCAAACCAAACGGGCCAGTAATGACAGCAAGAATTAGAGGCCAGTTATTCTTGACCCAATCAAAAACGCTTTTGATAGCGCCCCACACAGCACCAAAAGCGGCGCCAACAACTCTGATAACACCGTCAAAGATTCCAAATTCTTTTTGCAATAGAACAAGGATTGCAATAACAGCAACGATTGCGGCACCAATCAAAAAGATTGGGTTGGCCGCCATGATTGCATTAAAGGCGGCTTGGATTGCGGCGGCGGCTTTTGTTGTTGCGGCCCATGCTGTTGTTGCGGCATTGACAGCAATAATGGCAACAGCCAAACCGCCAATAACAGCGCCCAAAGTGACCACCAGGGTGGTGTTATTAGTTACAAAATCGGCAACAGATTTGAACGCTGGTAACAGTTTGTCGACTATCGGAAATACGGCGGCACCCACAGATTCTTTGAATTCGCCCATTTGAATAGAAAACGATTTCATTTTACCTGAAGCGGTGTTGGCTGAAGTCGAAGCGGCACCTTTGAAAGTGTCGCCCAATGCGGCGAAAACTTCATCGGCTGTAGCGCCGTTAGCAATCAAGCCAGCCAGGGCTGGGTCTAACTTCTTTAGTGGCCCCAGTTGCCCGTTAAACGCTTTTGACAGGGCGTCAGATACAGCGCCTAAGTCTTTGCCTGTACCGGCTGAAATGTCTAGGGCCAAGTTCATTAAGTCTTGGGCTTTGGTTACATCGCCAGTACCTCTGACTAGTTTGTCAAAGGCTGGCCGTAGTTCATCATCAGCAACAGCGGCGGCTATTGAAGTTTGTGTAATGAACTTTTCAACACTAGCAATTTGTGAGTCGGTGGCGCCTGTGGTGTTTCGTAGGCTGGTGGCAAGTAGTTGGGCGGCCTTGTCATCTTCCATGAACGCTTTAACGGCATCTACAGCAACAATGCCTAACCCAGCCAGGGCGGCGGCGGCAGGTACGGCCGCTTTTTTAATAGCAAACTGGGCTTTTTCGCCTGCTGTTTCTAACTTCTTAAATTCTCTAATGGCGCTGTCAATGCCCTTACTGTTGAAGTCTGAAATTACGGGAATTGAAATAGCCATTAGAACACCTTAAAATTCTTGTTTGCTTCAGCCATGACGCCTTCAACTACTTTTTGAACTTCGGTAGTGAGGTCAGCGATTTTTGCTTCGAATACTGGCCAGATAACACGGCTGGCAGAACGCCCAAACTTTGTACTAAACGCTGTCGCTAATGGGTTGACATTGGCACGGCCAGCAATGTCAAAAATTGCGGCGGCTGGGTTCTTTTGCATGACCGAAAAAGCGGCGCCTTTTTTCTTATTGTTGACACGGACACCAACACCCTTAACAGCCTTTGAAGCAGACAACGGGAAAATTGGGCGGCCACCTGGCGACCAGTTACGGCGTGTACCACTAGGGAATCTCATATCGTCGTAATTAGATTTCATGGCGTCGGTCATCGGTCTAGCGATTTCTTTCATATTCGCTATGTACGCTTTTCGATAACCAGGCTCTACTTGGTTCAAATATTTAACAGCCTCTTTGACCCCAGTAACTTGGATAGTCAAATCGGTTGCCATGGCTATTTTCTGCTTTCGTTGATGACCTTTATAACTGTTGCTAAGTCGTTATTGTCAAAGTCTACTTGCTGTGGCCAGTACCCTGTCGCTACTAGAACTTGTGCTAAAGCGTGTCGGTAGGTACTGGCAAAGTAGGGCGGTCAGGTTCATTACTAACTACTTCAAGCACCACTAATTTTTTGATGAAGTCATCTAGAACCACCGGCACAACAACATTGTGTTGTTGGCATGCCTGGTGGGCTAGGTATGCCAAATCTTCAATACCGATACCGTTGGCCATGTCGCTGGCTTTACGCTTGAACTTTCGTTCCCACGAAACGATAGTGAAAAGGTTTGTATTTACTTCTACAGGGCCATCGCCTTGGTCTACTCGAAGTGTTAGTTGCATGTCGGGCCTTTGCTGTTGTGGTTATGTCAGGAAACAACGGTGGAAAGAACGCCACCCTGAAAAGTAATTGAAATGGTGCTTAATTCGCCCATGGTGGCGTCAATGACTGGCAATTCAGCCAAGAAAGCACCGACTAATTCAAATCGAGGGCTAGTAGCGCTGGCTGTTGTCAAAGCGGCGTCGGTAGTAGCAACCTTAACCGTAGTGGTCGTACCGACAAGCGCCGCCAAAGTAGCGTAAGTCTCCGTGGCCGCATAAGACATGTAAAGTTCCAGCGTGATTTCTTGGTCATAAAGACCAGCGACATAGACACGGGAAGTTCCACCAAAGGCTGTTGATTCCAAAGCGTTAACACGGTTGGTAACGGTGGCGCTAGTGCATTGGTTGGTCAAGTTGACCGAGTTAATCATTACGCCTGGGTTTGAAAGGTATGTGGAAGTCGACATGTCTTAATCCTTCTTTTGTGGTGCTTTAGTTTTAGCAGATTTTGGGGCTGTGCTGTCGCTAACGATTTCGTCGGATTCAATAAAACCGTGGGCTAACAATGCTTCAATGTTTGTACCGGCACCAGGTACAAATTCTGTTCCTGGTGTACCAATTTTGTCGCTGACAATTGTGTATTTCATAGTTTGGTTTCCTTAGTTTGCTTGGGCTTGCATGTCAATGGATAGGTCATAAGCGGCAAAGGTTTGGCCGCCTATTGGGATATAGCCAGGGCGCCCTGATTTCACGGCGACATTCTTTGCCAATATGCCAGCAGACATACTTAAAACATTCCGTAAGCCGTCAAGATTGCCTGGCCCTAGTGTCACTACTTTTACCGAAAAATTCATGGTGACAATGTTGTAGTTGAAACAGTCAAAACTTGGGGCGTCGATAAAAACACAGGGTGGGTTAATTTTCTCAGGGTCAAAGACAACCCGTAAACCTGTAATGGTTGCCAAGGTTGCCGCTAGGTCATCTATGGCCTCATTGAACAGGTCGGTGTAAACAGTCATTAGGCAACCGCTGGCCTTGGGATACCGGCTAACTGTTTGATTAGTGGTGACAGACCCGAAACTGTGGCTACGCCCATGTCGCTAAAACTTGCGAATTGGTCTATGGCGCCTCGCTGTCTATAAATTGAACCGCCCATCATGATGGTGGCTAATTGAACATCAGCGCTTGGGACAGTAGTAAGGCTGTCGGTATACCCTGACTCTTGTCTACGGCGAAATATAAAGTTGTTGGCGCTGTTGGCACATTGAGTTAGGAAAGCCGTTTCGTCTACGCCTGCTAATGCAATTCCTAGCCAGGTGCCAATTTGTGTACCTGTAATCCAGGTACATGTTTCGGTGTAGGTCAGGGTGCCTTGAGGGATTGCGGCGCTTCGGTTGAGATTGTCGCCTTCATCATAAAAAAGAACTTGGTTTTCTATTGGGTAGTTGTAGTCGAATGTTAAATCGCCACTACTTGTTACACCTGTGAATAGGTATGGGGGTAAGGCGTAAACATTGTGTGTACCGTTTAAACCGTGGCCTAAGCCTGCCAGCGTAAACGGTAGACCCAAGTCCAATTCAGGTTCAGTTAGCGTTTGTACCACAGCGTAATTGTCTAAACGCTGTTGAAAAATTACCTGG